TAGCCTTCGAACATTAATTGAACTTAAAGCCGATTGTTTCTTTTGTAAAGTCTTTTGTCCCCAAATAACATGGCCTTCTCCACGGAAAGTTTGAAGAGGATTAATTTGAGCTTGATACAAACTATCCCTTTCTCCCTCAGAAAGAACAGTACCGTCTAGTTTGGTACATTCTAAAACGTCGTCTAGAACGCCTCGATTAAATCCGGCAGGAGCGTGCCATACATTACTTACATAATCGTTATATGCATACTGAGCTGCCACATATCCTGAGGGAGGAACACGGATTAAAAGATCATTATAAGGATCATGAATCCTCGGCCAAATCGTATACAAAGCTGCATAACTAGTATTAAAATTCAATGTAGTATTTCTATATGTAAGCATACTTGACACCGAGTTTGTACTCGCATACGGCATATCAAGAATGGCTATACAATCCAACCTACTTTCGGCTACATCTCTCATAGCAGTTTGAACAGTAACGTCTGTTTCCCCACCATTAATCAAAATTCGAATATCTACCTCGTCGGGGTTTTTAAATTCTTGCCATCCTGTAACCAAATCTGAAGAAGAAATATCACTACCGTTGTCGCCTCCGGCAAGATCTAATCTAGTACTTTGAGTTTTAGGAACTACAGTATCAGCAATATTAACATTATCTTTAACAAGAATATATCTACTTACTCCGTTAATTTTATCTTCAAGATAAAGTTGTTTACCAAAGCCGTCTACTTTTTTCTTTCTTGAAACTTTAAATAATTCTACCTGATACCAATTACCTTCATCGTCTTGCTCATATACAACTATTTCAAATGTATATTGATCTACGGCAATCGGATCGGTTCCGTCCTTAACATTTTGAATTACAACTCCTATTTTGTTATTCCAACTTCCAGGATTAGCTCCTAGAATCTGAAATAAAACATCCTCTTCATAGCCGGAAGCAGGAGTAAATGAATTACTTGATTGACCAACACTTAAAGCAGTATTATCATAAGAAGATCCTTCTTTCATAATATTTACTCCGCCGTAAAGAGCGCCGTTATGAACTCTTAAACACCAAAGAGCATTTCCTTTCTTTAGATATGCTAGAGCAGAATAGTGAAAGTAATGTCCTGAACTCGGATCTGGTTCTCCATACTCCTCAATAAACTGTTGATCACTGGTCATCAATCTTAAATTTTCAACATCTCCTCTAGCTGAATACCCTACAATAGCTGCAGGAGCAGTTGCTATCCGTGGAACTATATCACTAATATCTCTTTCTTGGACGTATACGCCCGGACTAAGGAAAATTGACATATTTGTTTCTCCTTACTAATTTACATTATAGCACAATTAAAATTTTTCCTTTTTCTACTACGATTATCTTAACTCCTTACGTAGTTTCACATCTACAATAAATTCTTCTACATAACGCCTCCCGTTTGGAGCAATGTAATCTCTCCTTAACGTACATTTTGTTAATTTATTCCTTTTTACATCCCAAAGTCCAAACATTTTATTTAAGTTTTCGTCTGTTATTCTATCAATGAACTGCCGTTTTGTTACTTTTTTCTTTCCTCGAAAACTTCCTGGGTCTTTGTGATAATAAGTAATTTTTCCCCAAAGTTCTATACGAGCCAACCAACCTTCGATTGTTCTATCAAAATCCATCGGCCGGATATCGGGAGTAGCAAGTTCAGCCCTCATTTTTTCAATTTCTTTAGCAGAGAGAGCTTCTTCAAGCTTATGATTCTCAGTATTCATCAATTCTTCAATTAAATCAATCATCAAATCTCAATATCTCCTAATCTGCCTTATAAATTACCCCGTCCGCTGTAGTACTAGACAACGGCTCCTCTAGGATTATCTTTGTATAATCTCCTACTAATTCTACTACTAGTAACGTATAAAGTCCATTATTATCAGTACTTCCTTGGATTATCAATTTGTCTCCCACAGTAAAATCTGATACCCAATTGCCACTAATTAGTACGTAATTATTAGTAAGATCAATACTTGAAATATTATAAAGATGCCTTCTAAAAAATCTTAAAGCAGTTTCTAATTCAGTATCTTGTCCAGAATCCTCTACAACTATTGACTCATACTCACTAGTAGTATTTAATTCATTTTTATCATATACAGTTAATCGTATCTTCTCCACAACTCCGGTAGTAGTAATATCAGATTTAAGAATCCATCCATCTACTTTTATTGGCATTCTAAATCTAAAAATAGAACCTATGTCATATTTCTCCTCATATGTTCCCTCATCAATAATGTCGCCGAAATGAAGGTCCGGAGTTATTTCATATTGATTCAAATAAGTAAGGGTTATTTTTGGATATTCATGTTGCCAAAAAAGATAGTGTTCAATTGCTTCATAAAGTTTGTCTACATCCTTTGACCAAAAATAAACATCATAATTAATATCAATAGGCAAAGCTTTAACGTTTAACTCTTTAGATAACCATACCCCTCTTCTTGCCAAAGGAGTTCTTTGTCTTGACCAACTAGGCCCAAATGAAGAACGATACACTGAAATAAAGTCAAGAAAATTTTCTTGTCTATGCTCCGCCATCTCCCTTAAAGCTATTCCAACCGGAGCCTGAACAACGACATACTTCTGAGCTAAATCCTCAGCTCCCAAAATAGTCTTGAATTTATTATATAGGAGTGTTTTTACTCCCAAATCATATTCTTTTCCAATACTAGACATTATATTTCTTTATATTATATATCAATACGACTATAAATTCTCACTTCTACTTATAGCTAGAAGGGCAGAGTTAAACGTTCCTACAATATAATCCTTTATCGGTCCTTCGATCCCCAGATTCTCAATCCAATCTTCTGCAAAACCCTCAGGTCCTACTCCGTCCTCATATCTACTTGCCATATAATCATTAAGAAGTTTTTGAACAACAATTAGAACACCGAGTATTCTATAATATTCTCGTTCAGTCGTACAATTTAATTGGACCTGGACAATTCTCATTTATCTCACCTAAATCAGAAGTTAATTTTACTTTATCCTTAATTTCAAAAACATTTTTAATTCGTAAATTTTCAAATCGTGCTCCGGGTAACATATCTAATTTAGAGCCGTCTTCTAGTTCTACTTGAACAGATTCTTTAGAAACATTTTCTATTTTTTTGACTCGCACGTTAATCCCTTTCTAAACTTATATTTTGTGTTATGTTCTCTCCACTCTCCTTGGTACTCCCTTATAAGCTTTAACTAGTACTGCATCATGCATCCCTTTAACTTTCAAATCGACAAGTTCAAACTCTATCACATCAGTTACATTGTTCGGAATAAATTCTGGATTTATTCTTATATAACTTCTCTGAACAATATCTACATCTACTTCTGTCCCCGATTCAGAACCTTCCAATGCTGTGGCCTTATTGGGTAACCAAACAACCATTGGAATCTCTTCCTCAACATAAATTCCTAATTTCCTCAATCTATACTTATTCGGATTCCAAACAATAAAGCACTTTGCTGAATATGAAACATACGTTAGATCGCTCGGTTTTTCAAATATATCAAATCCTTCATTTTCCTCTAGTGATGTTGTTGTTGGAACATAGATAATACAATCTATTCCAATAATATCTAGAACTACATCAACTTGGGATCTAAGTATATCTATAGTACGCCTAGGAAGTATTAAAGACATTATAACTCCGATCTTTTAGGATAATTTTCAATTTCTACTATGGCTTCCTTTACTCCTTCCCCTACTATTTTATAAAGCCTATCCCTTAGCTCTTTATCCAAAGCATGAATATCTTTTTGATGCTGCTCAAGAATATTCTTTATCTTGGCTCCAAGCATTTTAGCCAATGCATCTGTATATTCAACCAAATCGCCTTTTTGCTTTCTAGCTTCTTTTGTAGCTTCAAGTAACTTATCAAACATTTCTTATTACTCCTTTTATAATATCGATTTCGCCAGGAGTTATTTCGTTATCATCTTCTAGAAATTTTTCTAGTTCCTGGATCATTTTTAAATAATGATAACGATTTATAAATTTGAACATTGCGTTCGTATCACGCCACTTTTTTGCTAACTCAACATCCTCCTTCGCCTGTTCAGCCGTTTTAGGACTCGAAGCTTTTCGCCTCATATCTACCCATTTCTTTCCTTCTAGATAAAGTTTTCTAATATCCGTCTCAATTTCTTGCAACTTATTTTTCAACTTAAAAATTAATCTCTTTTTATGTTCCTTAGGAAGTTTTTGTAATGCTTTTTTAATTGTATCATAATCAATCACATCCCGTTTTAACTCAGCCATAAGAATATCGGCATTTCTTACAGCTTGTTTTACCAAAGGGAGAATATAGGAAAAGTCTGTATAAGGGTCATAATCCAAAGGGACAATTTTAGGTCCTATTTCCCACCTATCCTCCCAAACATCATATACTGCAGCAGACATTAGATCTTGGTTTGGGTTAAGTTGAACATAAACCTCGATAGGGTGTTTGCCTACATATTTGTTTAGATTTTCATTCTCTTTAAACCAATCCATTACTTGTTTTACTTTACGATCATTCCATATACTAAAATCCTTCGGTATAATATGAACATCAATATCAGAATCATCAACATAAAGATTCGTCCCGATTGAACCTACTATTCTAATTATTCTTGCATCTTGAAGAAGATCCACGTCGGGATACTGCGTGAGAAGGTTTAAAATTTGATTCTTCACCTCCTCTCTAAGGAAATAGTAGCCGTCTTCTTTTTCCCAAACACCCAAATCAAGATCTGGTCTTGGGAAATCTATTGAAGAACAATTTAAGGTCTTTTCTGCTAAGTTATAATACACAAAAACACTCCATATGCATTAATATTCTTTCCATAAAGTTTTCAAACAAATCTGACATTATTCTTTAGATTGCTCCTCTTTTGCTCTAATTTGCTGATTAAGTCTATCTACCTCAGCTCCCATACGATTTTGTTCTTCTCTATACTGCTTTTCAGCATTGAGCATTTTTTGTTCAATTTCTAGTTTTCTTTTCCGTAAAGCTTCTACATCTTGTTCATTGAGTTTGGGTTTTTCAAATACGCCTTCCTGTTCGTTCACTTCCCTTTCTAAAACCTCCACATTCTGCACACCAGGAGAATCCTTATAAATCTCTTTTGCTTTCTTTATTGCATCAACTTTTGATTCTGCATCCTTAATTACTTCTTTATGCCCATCATAAAAGGTGACTTCATATCCTTTCTCCTGGGGCATTTCTTTTGCTACTTCTTTTGCAATAACATGAGATATCGTAGATTTGGGATAAGCTTTTCTCGCTTTTTGCTTTGCATCCACTTTACTATCTGCATCTAACGTTTCCTTATGCCCGTCATTAAATACAACTTCAAAAGTTCCAGGATGTTTTTCTACATAATCTTCTTTGACTTTTACCTCAGATATTTTCTTAACAGAAAGAACTTCTACATTTGGATGATCCTTCTTAACGAGTTCCTCTGCATTAAATTCATCAAAAGCCATAACTCTAGTTTCATGTTTCTCGCTGTCTTGAATATACTCTACACTATAAACGTCTTTCAAAAATGGAACTTCTTCTTTTTCCTTCACTTTTTTAACAATCTTCTCAACATTTTTACTCTCACAAAAGATACAAACTGCTTTCAAATTTCTAAATGTTTTGAAGCATTCATCACATAGGTAAAGAGGATGTTTCCTGTTCTCGTATCTTATATTATCCTTCATTTCCTCTTCCTCTGGCTCATAAAGTTTAGAAGGATATTCTACATTATCTCTTCTTTTTGGATTACCTTCTTTGTCCGTATCGCTCCAATCCTCCATACTTAATCTCTCGGCGTCATCCTTTGGAGTTTCCATCTTTGGCATTTCCGTTTGTTCTACTTCTTTCCTTTTTTGTTCCAAAAATTTGGATTCATTTTGAATATCTTCTTCCAATTCATATCCGGGGAAAAGATGACGGAAATCTTCTATACTAAAAAATCGAACCAAATCCTCGACCTCTTCATATTTCTCTTCTGGTATCTGCTTTATATCATCCTCAAGACCTTCTACTGATGATTGTGCTAATCTATATCCTTCATCACGTAAGCAGTCAACTATTTTCATAGCTAAATTTCCGGCATTTTCAATCCAATATCGTTCTTCAGGAGATCTTGGATCATAGAAAGGTTCTCTTTCCTCCTCCGTATATTCATCTATTGCCGATTCGTTCGTTTCTATACTTAAATTTGGTTTTACAATATATAGTACTTCCTCCTCATTTCCACGAGCTAATGCATCTTCCAAATATTCTAATTCGGTTTCTCCTAGATTCGTCAAGAAAGAAAAAAGTTCCTCCTCGTCAAGAGTATATCCTCTATCAGAGAATATATCTATAATAACTCTAGTGTTCAAAAGATCACTAAAACTTACGAAAATTCCATCTCTAAACATTTACTTATCTCCTAAAATATCCTATAAACATGCAATCTAGATCTATTTATTGTTTTCTTTAATTCTTCTGCTGATTTAGGATTACCTTCAATGTAAAGACATCTTTTAATCTTTTTGGGTATTCCTTCTAATGTGGATAAATTGTTGAAGGAACAAATAAAATATCCTCCTATCTCTTCCGGAGCACCTTCTAGAGAAGTTAAGTAGTTGAAGGAACAATAGAAATTTCTATCAACCCTTTTAGGTGCACCTTTTAGGGTAGTTAATTTGTTATAAGAACAACTAAAATTGCCCCTAACTTCTTCAGGAGCACCTTCTAGAGAAGCCTTCTAGAGAAGTTAGGTTGTTATAGGGGCAACGGAAACTTCTCCCTACCCATTTAGGAGCACCTTTTAAAGTAGTTAATTTGTTACTAGAACAATAAAAATCTCCCTTTACTTCCTTAAATCTAACGGGGAGTTTAGTTAAATTCATTCTAGAAAGATTTACATCCCCGTCGGCACTCCAAGTGCCATCGGGATTCTGATAGCAAAATTCTTTGATATATTCTACCATCCGTTCCTCATACTCCTCCGGAGTTAGAGGTCGGAAGAGTTCTTCAAAATGTTTCTTTTCTTCTTCTTTTAGAATATGTTCAAATAAATGAGAAAACATAACTTACCTAACGTATTCTTTTCACATATGGTCTATCTATTGTTTTCTTTAATTCTTCTACTGATATAGGATTTCCTCCTACATAAAATCGTCCTTCAACTATTTTAGGTGCTCCTTCTAGAGAAGTTAATTTGTTAAAGGCACAATCAAAAATCCCTCCCACCCACTCTGGAGCACCTTTTAAAGTAGTTAATTTATTAAAAGAACAATCAAAATCTCCAACCTTCTTTGGAACTCCTTCTAGAGAAGTTAATTTGTTATCAGAACAAATAAAATTTCCTCCAACTATTTTAGGTGCTCCTTCTAGGGTAGTTAATTTGTTATGAGAACAAGTAAAATATCCCCCGACCTTTTTTGGAGCACCTTCTAGAGAAGTTAATTTGTTACTAGCACAATTAAAGTTTTCTTCGACTTCTTTAGGAGCACCTTTTAAAGTAGTTATTTTGTTATTGGAACAATCGAAATTTCCTTTGACCCTCTTTGGAGCTCCTTCTAGAGAAGTTAATCTGTTATTATAACAATAAAAATCTTCTCCAACTTCTTCTGGAGCACCTTCTAGAGAAGTTAGGTTGTTAAAAGAACAATAAAAATATTTTTCAACTTTCTCTGGAGAACCTTCTAGAGAAGTTAATTTGTTATGAGAACAACCAAAATTACCTCCAACCTTCTTTGGAGCTCCTTCTAGAGAAGTTAAATTGTTATTGGAACAATCGAAATCTCCCTTTACTTCTTTAAACTGAACCGGCAGTTTAGTTAAATTCATTCCAGCAAGATCCACCTCCCCATCTGCACTCCAAGTGCCGTCGGGATTCTGATAGCAAACTTCCTCAATGTAACCCAGGATCCTCTTCTCATACTCCTCCGGAGTCAAAGGTTGGAAGAGTTCTTCAAACTCTTCCTTTGTTTTTTCCTTTAGAATATATTCAAATAAATGGGAAAACATAACTTACCTAACGTATTCTTTTCACATATGGTCTATCTATTGTTTTCTTTAATTCTATTGCTGATTTAGGATTATGATCAACAAAAAAACTTCTCTCTACCTCCTCCGGAGCTCCCTTTAAAGAAGTTAAGTTGTTATAAGAACAATCAAAATACTTTCTAACCTTTCTAGGAGAACCTTCTAGAGAAGTTAATTTATTATTGGAACAAATAAAATTTCCTCCAACCTCCTCCGGAGCACCTTTTAAGGCGGTTAAGTTGTTGAAGGAACAATCAAAATCTTCTCCCACTTCTTCCGGAGCACCTTCTAGAGTAATCAGTTTATTAAAGCGACAATCAAAATCTCCTCTGACTCTTCTCGGGGAACCTTCTAGAGAAGTTAAGTTATTACGAAAACAAACAAAATGTTCTCCAACCTCTTCTGGTGCTCCTTCTAGAGAAGTTAATTTGTTAAAGGCACAACGAAACTCGCCGCCGACCTCCTCCGGAGCACCTTCTAGAGAAGTTAAATTGTTAACGGAACAACTGAAATCTCCTTTTACTTTCTTAAATTGAACTGGAAGTTTAGTTAAATTCATATTAGAAAGATTTACATCTCCATCGGCACTCCAAGTGCCGTCTGGATTTTGATAACAAACTTCGTGAATATAATCCATTATCCGTTTCTCGTGCTCCTTCGGAGTCAAAGGCTGGAAGAGTTCTTCAAAATGTTTCTTTTCTTCTTCCTTTAGAATATGTTCAAATAAATGGGAAAACATGATTCAATTAATTATTCTTTCCATATATGGTCTATCTATTGTTTTCTTTAACTCTTCTACTGACTTAGGATTTCCTCCAACATAAAAGTATTTTCCAACCTCCTCCGGAGCTCCCTTTAAAGAAGTTAATTTGTTTTCAGAACAATCAAAGTATCTCCCGACTTTCTTTGGAGCTCCTTCTAGAGTAGTTAAGTTGTTATAGGGGCAATAGAAATTTCTACCAACCTCCTTTGGAGCACCTTTTAAGGCGGTTAGATTGTTATTAGCACAATTAAAATCCCCACCAACCTTTTTTGGAGCTCCTTCTAGAGAAGTTAATCTATTGTACAGACACCAGAAATTTCCTTTCACTTCTTTAAATCTAACAGGAAGTTTAGTTAAATTTACACCAGAAAGATTTACATCTCCATCGGCACTCCAAGTGCCATCGGGATTTTGGAAACAAGTTTCATGAATATAATCCATTATCCGTTTCTCGTGCTCCTTCGGAGTCAAAGGCTGGAAGAGTTCTTCAAAATGTTTCTTTTCTTCTTCCTTTAGAATATGTTCAAATAAATGAGAAAACATAACTTCTCTTCAAATTTTCTTCCTGTTCTAAATTATTCTTTCCATATATGGTCTATCTATTGTTTTCTTTAACTCCCTTCTATATCTAATTCCTTCGTTAAACGTTCAAAACTTATTTTCCTAACAATTCTTCTCCTTTTTCCT